GATAAAACTTTTTTAAGCGGTTTATATATCGGGTGAACTCCAGAGCTGAGATTAAGAACAAAATTATCTGGAATGTTTACATCTCCGTAAGTGTCAATAAAATTCTTAAAGAGGTGCAAGGATTTTGAATAGGCGTAACTTTGTAACGCTGGAAACTTATTCAAGATATCGAACCAGTTAATCATTTTTTCAAGGTTCTGAAAATCTCCATCATTGTATAATCTAAAGTCAACACGCTGAGATCCTAACCTATACTTTGGTCGGCTTAGATTCCATCTCAAAGCATCTTCTATAATTTCAAAAGATTCATTTTCTAAGATTCCGTTTGCTATCCATCTGGCGTTGACGTTTGGTTGTCTTAGCGCCTTCATTGAATAGCAAAAAGTAAGACAAGAACCAGCACCGCCGCAATTTACCTTCGGCATCGTTGACCAGTTCAAGAACTTCAGCTTTGCGTTTCCATCTGAGAAAAGCGTTATCCCGTTTATTTTTCCTTTACCGTCATATAATTTATATAACTCTTTTTTAGGTTGTTCGGATATACACGCTTTAAGTATCGGGAGCAATTTATCCGCATACACATTTTGCGGACTCCCGGCGTATTTCTTTTTTTTGTTCGGGTTTTTATTTCCTTTAAACTCTGACATTGCGTTATGGTCAAAAGGATTTTCAGTTAACCAGTTCTCAATTATTTTTATTGATGTCTTATAATCTCTGGCAACTACTAAGCCAGACAACTTTAAAACATCCTCTCTTTTTGTTAAGTTCATTTTTGTAGTTCCTTGTTTAATTTTCATTTCATTCAAATTTAAATATAACGCCTCGTTATTCCTAACATTATGTAAAGATATTTTTAACAACCTTTTGTTGTGGTCACATTGCATAACCCACGCCCAGTTTTGTATAAACAACCAGAGAATTTTAAAATCCTTTTAAATGTTGATATTGTTGGAGTTAGGGGGGTATAGTAGGGATAAGGAATATATATAGAAGTCCTATAGCATTCCTTGCAAAACCATCGTTAATGACTAACTATAAATAGTATCAATTTAATACTCTATATATCAAAATCAAGATTAAAAAAAATCCTTGTAAACGACGATATTACTGAACTTACAAGAATTTGAGAGGTTCAGTTTTTTGTCGTGTTTCTATTAGATTCCCAATCCAAACTTTTTCGGGTTTTTTATTGGTATTTCACAGATATTATTGGTTAAATTGTCTGTATGCCAAGATATGATTATCAATGCTTAGAAACAGGTAATGTGTTTGAGGTGGAGCAGAAAATGACAGATGATCCCCTCGAGAGATGTACTTGTTGTAAAGAACGGTTCTTAGTCAAAAGAATACCTTCTAAGCCATTATTGGTCATAAATGGTGCAGGTTCAATGCCTGATCGTAAATTATACAAAGAATTGGATATAGATTAATGTTTGATTATTGCTCATTAGTACAGAAGAAATGTTCTTACGCCAGTAAGGTAAAAGACATCACCTATTGTGGGTTACACACAGGAAACAAAGAGCAAAATAGAGTAGATTATATAAAAGTATGTCCAAAGGAAAAAATTAAAAAGAGGAGATAGTTATGCCCTATCATTATGGAACAAAAAAGAAAAAGAAGAAAAAGAAAAAAGGGAAGAAAAAATGAAAGTGAAAGCACCAAGAGGGTATCACTTTATGAAAAAGAAGGGGAAGTTTAAATTGATGAAGAATCCAAAAGGTGGATATAAAAAACACAAAGGTTCTTCATTAACGATGAGTGTACCAGTAGTAAAAAAACATAGCTAATGAGCGACAAAAGTATATATAGCAAAGCCAACGGAGCAGGGAAAGGCGATGTGCCAAGACCTTTGAGTATATCTAAAAAAGAATACGAAAAGCGTTGGGAAAAGATTTTTGGAAAAAAGAAAAAGGACAAGAAATAATGTGGGATTTATTTAAAGATAAAAACGAATACAACGAAAAGAATATTATTGGCTTCTTGTCTTTTGCGTTGATGTGCGTATTCGGCATCGTGGATTTAGCAATGGGTATTATTGGAATAGAGCTAATGGTCAACGACTACATCTATAACTCGTTCGTCTGGGTTACGCTCGGTTCATTTGGTATCGCAGGAGCAGAAAAAGTCTACAAGAAATGAGAAAGTCATTATTCAACGATCGCACCGTAAAGTCAAATGGTGCTAAAAAAACTCGACAAGGTAAAAGCACGAATACGAAATACGGGACAAAAGGTTCTAAGAAGTATTATAAAAAGAAATACAGAGGACAAGGCAAGTGAGCAATATCGAACTAAAGAAAGCCAATCAACTTGCTGCTATTGATTTACTGATTCATAATCCAGAGCTAAACAAAAAACAGATAGCCGAGCAATTAAAAGTAAGTCCACGCACTATTCATAGCTGGTTTGCTGATGATCGTTTTGTTGAAATGTATTATAAGAAGTATATGGTGTCTTTCAATGCAAAGCTACCGATGGTATTAAATAGTATGATTCGTGAAGCTGTTGAAGGGAATGTCCAGGCAGGGCGTCTGGTATTAGAACATTCAGGGAAGCTGGTTAAAAACATCAATGTAACCGTAGATAGTCCATTTGAGAAGTTCTTAAAAGCTGAACAAATAGACGCTGATGAAATTATAGAAGCCGAAAGCGAAGAGGTTACCGAAATACTGGATACGCTTCCAGAAAGAAATCCTGTAAACGACAAACCGAAGAAACGAGATATAAAAGAAAAGAAAGCAGTTCAAAGAATTAAAGAAGGTAAACCACCATCAAGACAAAAGAAAAGAGAGGATAGAGCATCACGATATGCTTTATTGCAGAGAGCTAAGAAAGTAGGGTTAGATCCATTGCCATCAAGGCGTCCGACAAATAGTGAAAGGCGTAAGTGGTTAGAGAAGTTAGCAGAGTTAGAATCTAAGCAACGCCATAATCCTCAGGCATAACATCGTATTTTTCGAATATTTCTGACATTTCCATAGAAATAGACATCACATCATCAACACTAATATCTTCCTGATACATTTTTTTATTAGGTGCAACTTTGGTACAGATAAAACCAAGTAAATCGTTATTGGCTTCAGATATTTTTCGTATTTCTAATACCATTTTATACAGCTCTTTGATTAAATCGTCCATATTATAATATACGTTCACTTGTAGAAAGATTCCTTATTAATTCATCAAAAAACTTATCTATTTCTTTATCAATCTTCTTTTCCGTTTCTTCAAATGCTTCCTCATCTGAGGTAAAAAAGAACTTTCTTTGTGGTACTGGAGCAAAATCTCCCATATATCCTTTGTATACTCCCTTATCTCTTACAATACCAGATACATTATCTTCTAAATGTTTTTCGTATTGGACAAGGTTAGTGCCAACAAATGACTCTAATTTTTTTCTATCAATATCGTGTTCTATGCTTTTTTCAAGTGTTCCAGTATCAGTCATAATCTTATTAGATTGTATTTTACTTCTTTTGAAGTTGTGTTTCATATTTAAATACCCAGATGTAGAACGAGCATATTTTTTACCGTTAATATCTTTTTGATGTCGAAAGGTTTTTTTGACTTTACTCCAAGCAAACTTTGCCATATTCTCTAAAGAAGCGAGAATATTATTATCGAATGCTGCTCCAGTAACTTTGTTAAAATTAAAATTAACCTTGATTTTCTGAATTGTCATCATTGACTATCTCTACTCCATTTACTGATTTATTAGCTTCTATGATTTGTCTTGCATCTTCAACACTTAAATCTTTGTTTTCTTCAGCTAATAATTGTGCTTGAGTAGTTAAGTTATGTTTTAATTTGTACTCATTTAACATAATCTTATCTTGTGTAGTCATTGGATATTCAACTTCAGAGAAATCAACTTTAAACTGTGATACTTCAGGTAGTCCAAGATTATTGATTTGTGATAGAGCATATTCTACTCTATAAAAGTCTTTTTCGTATTGACGATATAATTCTTTATCATCGATAAAATCTTCGTGGCGTTCTAAGTCTTTAATCATTAGCGATATACCACTTGGTACTTCACCACCTGATTGTGCAAAAGTAACGAATAGATGATTGTTCAACGCTACTAATTCTATTTGCCATTTGATGTTTTCAATTACATCAAGCACTCTACCTTCTGGCGATACAATATTGTAATTACTTCCTTCAGGTAAAGTTAATATTTCATCTGATCCTGCTCTTACATTGCTATTGTCAGAAATAAGTCCAGTTACTACTGGTTGTCCAAACATTTGGAATCGTAATCCTAATTGCATTTCAGTCATTGTAATATTGATATG